CTTACCACTGATCTGGAGGTACATGTCGCTTGCACCGGTGTTGACGTTTTCGAACAACCAACCCGAAGTCTTGCCGGTGTATGACGTGCGGCCAGTGAACTTAACCGACTTGTTGACGACGTAAGTCATCTTCCAAGTGCCGGTTGTGGTGATGATGACGTCAACTGCAGCTGCCGAGTACTCTTCGACTGAGGTGTCGACTGATACCCATTGAGCGTAGATGGCTGCGTATTCCTCGATGGACTTGACGTTCAACTTACTCATGTTGCGAATCTCCTTGCTGGTCTGCTGACACTTGACACACTCACACTCGACATCGTACTGGTGGGTGGTGATCTCGACGGTGATGCTGCTGATGATGCGGATGGCGACGATGACTGCGAAGACGGTGATGATGACTGCGAACATGGTTGTTTGTCCTTTCAAAGAGACAATACTGATTACTAACGAACAGCTCGTCAGTGCAGTTATAAACTGCATACAACCTACTCATTACTGAGTAGATTGTTTCGCTGTGGTTACTTGCGGCGCGCTGCATTGTTCTGAGCGATTGCCTCGTTGTTGCGCTCAACCCACAGCTCATGAGACGTCTTTGCACCCTTCATGATCAACTGAGGGATAGCGATGATAACGACGATGGTGACGACGATGACGACGACGGTGATGATGATGATGCTCGACATGATGTTTGTCCTTTCAAAGACAGTTGATTACTACTACTTACACAAGCAGTAGATGGTAGGTAGTCAAAAACCCTATACATACCTACACCTTCCATACCTTTGTCATACTGAAAAATTTCAAAAAGCATCAACCCGTTTCGACAACTGAACATAATGTTCAATGCTCCCTAGAAAGCCCCAGAGTGCCAGCAGACGCCAGAAAAAAAATAAAAAAAAAGAACCCCTCACGTGTTCTGCCGTAACGTGAGGGGGTCCCAGGTGGTGTCGTCTGGGAAACAACACATGCTTAGTAGCACATACGTAGTCTACACCAACTCAAAACAAAATGCAAGCCTCGATCTCGTTAAAACCAAGACCATCCGAGTGCGAAGTAACACATCAGCCCTACGAACGCCAGTAATACACCGAAGAACACAGCAATAATGAGATTATCCATATCATTAATACCACCTCCAGTCAAATACATAATAAAGCAAACGCAACGCCAGCGACAGGAGAACAGCACACAAGAGAGCCATAGCGATCTTACTCATCACAGATCCTTCATACACTCATCGGGGATGCGTGGCCGCGAACGGTGCACCCACCACTCAGCGCCATCGTACTCGTCGCGGTCCGACCAACTGCCATCCTCGTACCAAATCACACCGTCCATGTACTGCAGGCCGTACCCGTTGTAATAGAGGAATTCCAGCTTGCTGAGAAACTCCTCGTACTCGGTTTGCCCCTCGACACCGGGGAGGTAAAGACCAAACTTAAGATAGACTTTCTCCTGCAAATCGATGCGGTCGCTTTCTATACCATAGTCAGTCGGTGCCATGCGGGCGGCGACCACGATGCGGTTGCCAACGTGCTCCAAGAATTCTGTTCGTGCGTTCGTGTTCATACTTTCTCCTTACTCGGCGCTGTAGAAGTAATACGGACTGTTGCCATAGGTGCGATCGATGTCCTCACTCGACATCTCCTCGCTGTAGACGTGAAGCCGAGGCTTGTTGTTCTTATCATACGGTACGATGAAGTCAGGGTTGTGCCAGCGTAACAAGTTGTTCGGATGAATGCCAAAGTTGCCATCATCCAGGCGAATAAACTGGTAGCACTTACTATCCTGGTGATTGGCATACCCGAGAGGCGTCTCGTTAAGATCACCATCATAGTCGTCAATGGTGAACTGATATATACCACTTCGCCAAACATCGTCCCGGCAGTGCACATCGACACGACGATTCTGCAAGAATGCAAACACCGTCACGGCGATGTGGTTTGACTGGCAATCCCATGTCTGCAGCAACGATAGCCGTGTCTGCTCGACGTCCGACAGTTTATCAAATTCCAAGTCGTGCACAAACGCGGAAATTGGCATGTTCCAAAAAATCGCCCCGATCGACGACAGGAAGTGGAAGTGCATCGGGCGGTTAAGCCACGACTTTACCCCAAAGATGTACCCACTGAGGTGCTCCGTATGCCCCGTGTATTCCTTACGGATGTAGGCGTCTACGTAAGGTAAGTTCGCGTTAAGTGTTGCCATTTTACAGTCTCCTATTATTTGCGGAGCGTGAGATTTACTCTACGCTATTTGTGGAGCGTAGAACGAGTTTCACGCTCCACAAGTTCTGCGCGATTGTATACCTTCAGTGCCTTGAACAGCAAGAGGTCAACATCCTCAAAACTGATCAGGCCAAAATACACCTTCTCAGCCCGGCGAATGCTATGTATGTAAATCTGAAGGAGTGTACCCACGTGCACAGTTGCATAATTGTACAGTGGGTACACCAAGGTAGACATGTACACCGGCTTCGACATCACAATCGTCGTCGAACGCGGATTCTGGACCGCATGCTGCACCCGTTCAAACAGTTCGACTGATTCCGCTACTTTGTTTACATACATAGCTATTCTCCTTAGTACTCTATCTGAAATACCTTACGCAGAGACTGTTCAATCTGATTCACACTCGGAGAACGCAACGCGTGCACCGGAATGTTCTTTTGCCGTGCCCCGCGAAGCCGAGTCGAGCCCTGACGATAATAGCTCTTCAGCGTAAAGATCATCGTGGCCTCCTCGATGTCGTGCACAATTGTAGCAGGTACGCCAGTCACTTGAATCGCCTTCTCCAACTTGTTCCGGTTCAAGCCAAACGCGTAGATGCGCTGCGTCACCGGTACAGTCTTGATCTTGGGAAAGCTGGTAACCTCGGAAAGACCGTCTCCCCGCTGACGCTGACCTTTCGCGGTAGGCGCCTTGTTGTGTGCTCGACGAACGCTTTGCGCAGATTGCCCAGCTAGGCCCTCAGCTGCCTCTGAGACGACGCGTTCTACCGTAATGGTACCATCGGTACCCCTTGTGCGCTGCTCGCCCTCTGGAGCCTCGCCAGCAAGCAAGGAATCGACTGCCTCACCCACGTTGTCATAGACAAGGACTTCATCCCAGCTACGGATCTCGATAAGGACATCGAACGTCGGTGGTTGCTTACGCTCGAGAACGGTCTTCTGCGTGCCCCGACGACGAGCTTCCTCGTCCCCAAGAGTGACGCTTTGGATACCACCCACCAGATCCGACAACGTCGGATTGGCCATGAGGTTCTCGAGTAACTGACCGTGAGCCGTACCGATGAGTTGAACACCGCGTTCAGCAATGGTACGCGAGGCCAGCGCTTCCAGTTCAGTGCCAATCTCATCAATGATGATAACCTCAGGCATGTGGTTTTCCACTGCCTCAATCATGACTGCGTGCTGTTCGCTTGGGCGCTGCACCTGCATACGGCGAGCGCGACCAATGCCATCATGTGCAATATCCCCATCACCTGCGATTTCGTTCGACGTGTCGACAATAATGACACGCTTCTTCATCTCGTCGGCCAACACACGGGCGGTCTCGCGAAGCATGGTTGTCTTACCAACACCGGGGCGGCCAAGAATGAGCACGCTCTTGCCAGATGCCACCAAGTCCTCAATCAGGGAGATCGTACCGGTAATAGCTCGCCCAAATCGACACGTAAGACCCACAATCTTGCCAGAGCGGCTGCGAATAGCTGAAATGCGGTGAAGCATGCGGGGAAGGCCTGCACGGTTGTCTTCACCGAACTTCAGCATTTTAACCGACTCTTCAAGATCCCAGTCAGTGACCTCCCGGTCGCCTAAAAGAATTGTTGCGTTTCGGTAGCGTGCCTCGGGAACACGTCCCAAGTCCAAAACAACCTCGAACAAGTCGTCAATCTGGTGATCCGCTGTGTGAAGTTGATAGACAACCCACCGTGGCATAATACCTAAAAATGCTGGAATATCTTCATTACTCATCAACAGACTCTCCGCGCTCGGAGAGTGTGAGCATGTACCACGCGCTAGAAACAACAAGAACAATAAAAACGCCACTCATAATCAGTCCAACAAGATGCTCCATACGTAAACTCCTATACCATTCAAAAATTTTCGAGCGGCCACTGTGTGGCTCTTTTATTGTATCATATCTATTCAAATTCATCGTCTAGTCCTCGCGTGCAGAGTTTCTTGTAGAAGTCGACACAGGCCCGAGCAGATGCCAGATCCTTGGTGTCAGTGCGGCTAATAAGCAGGTTATAATCGTCAAACCGTGTAACACTGAGCTCGATTGTGTAAGAGTCTTCCTTGTCCTCAAGTGGAACAATAAAATTCTGAATCTCGCCATCATGATGCCAGAAAACCAACTCAATGTTTCGAGGCATAAAACCGTACATAAGCTTGTACCGCTCAAGTTGTGTCGATCCAAAAAGGAGAGGTGAGTCAATAGGACTCACCTGTACCCATTCTAATGTAAATTCATTCATAGCTTGCAAGCTCCTTCTCGGATGTCCAGCGGTACCAAACTACAACATGTTCGCCAACCGATGTGCCTTCGTACACTTGTGTAATCGGTTCTCTGTGCTCGCACATACCGATTCGGTAAAAGGCTTGCGCGTTGTTCTCGCACTCAGGCAAAACCATACCGTCAATGCTTGAACGATTCTCCTCGTTCCACCAGAATACGCAATATTTGTAGTCGCGAGCAACCTCAGGATTCGAGCAGAGCACCAACGCCAAATGCTGCCTGTGCTTGTGACCCACACACCACACTTTGACAACACCAGACATGCGAAACACTGTCGAGGTGCGGACGGTCTCCTCAAGAAACGTGAAGATGCTGGAAGGTGCTTGATCGTAGAAACCCCATGCTACCCACACTCCTTTTTCCCGAACTGAAGAATAGTACGTCATTCCTGTTCCTTTCAGCGTAATCGCCTTAATCGTTCCAATCAATCTGGCGCATAGAAACTGCAAACGTGTCGACAAAGTTCCTGTATTCTTCTTGCACCTCGGCTATCGTTTCGAAAGTGCCAATTCGTAGCAAGATCTGCGTGGTTATGACTTCAACAAGACACAATTCATAGCTGTTTACCGCGTGAGTAAATAGCGCGAATCCCAACGGGCAGGATGGAAACGGATATTCAATCCGTACTTCGCCCTGTGGCAATACATTCTCTTCCATAAAACACCTCACTGTAAGAATTCACTCGCTTCCAAGTGTACCAGAAGTCGATTCACTACGTCAATATGATTTTCCGGAGTTGCATCCATACTGGCATACTTACCGTAATACCATACTTGCACGTTGTCCTCTCTACTTTGAAAGTCAGTCGAGTAAAAACTTCTGTACCTGACGAGTAAAGGGAACCGATCGTACAGGTCAAACCAGTACAAATCGTCGGGCCATGGGTTTGGCAGATTCTGATCAAACTGCATTACTTACTCCTTTGTGCAAAACGCGCAAGTTAACCAATAAGATAATACGTCAATCCTACAATAAAATCAAGTCGTGCTATACTAAAGAATACCGGAGTTACCGGAAAGGGGGGAAATATGACTGATTATTTTGAGTCTACTTTGATCATACCGCTCGAACGTACACTTTTTTTGACTGACAAGCTGTCGAAAGCCGATTCGCAGAACTGGGCGTTTCCTGGCTGGACCGCTAGTTTTACGGCACCAGGACTGCCTCAACATTGGAAGATTGACATTTTGCCGGTACTCGCTGAATACGTTTTATTTAACGACCCGCTGAACGTATTTAAAGTTATTTTGTACGACGAAGAATCCGCAAGGATTGCTTTAAAGTATTGGGGCAACCGCGAGAGCATTCAGAAAAAGCTTAAAGCAGTGCTTGCTGAGGATGTTTATTTAGTTACTGCCGAACATCCAAACTAAAAAAGAGGGTGTAGCTTATGCAGCTACACCCTCTTCCCTTACCTATTAGTTAGAGACCCATTCTTTAAGCTTAGTCTCAAAGATTCCGGACCACCGAGCGTATCCCGCAGCTGCTTCTTTAAGCGCTGCCTCAACTGCCTCATACGGGGTGCTGTAGGTTTCCTGACATTCCATAATAAACTCATTGTCTGACAAATCTACATCCCCCTGAGCAATAAACCAGCGGTAACCACCGGAAATATCAGGTAGTACCAAAACACCAAAAGGAGTTCCCGGAATTTCTTCGTAGTAGACGTTACTCATAGTAGTCTCCTTAGCTAATTTACCAAACTCGATCGATCTGCTGTACATAAACTTCGACGTCGTTTCCTAAAGAAACTGTATCCCACAGGTTTTTATCATAGTTATCCGCATAAATTTGCCAAATAAGCGTATTATCGGAAACTGTGGTGAATCCAACACTTCCTAGCGATCTTTCAATCTTCAGCAGAAGACGATTTAAATCGGTCAAAGGCTGCTTGAGCAAATTCGCTTTCAGAGTTATCAGCGTCTTGATAACCAAAGGGGATTGTGTAGGTTTCTTCATGCGGCATTCCTCCCCATTTTCTTACAAAGTACTCTGTGTTCTTTCGGAAGTTGTGATGATGCATCATCTTCCGCTGAAAATCAAAAGCCGTAAGCGTGGCGCTTACACGATGAAAGTAGGAAGGATCTTCTACGTAAGCAGTAGGCAAACCCATTAACTTCATTCGATAGTGATAGTCGTTGTCTTCAAAATAAGCTGGCCAAAAGTTCTCATCAAACTCCCCCACCTTTTCAAAAAGACGTGTGTGCATACCGTAGAAAGAAAACGCGTTCTGACCGGAAAAGCACACAAAGTCGTGCTCTCTCATCTGCTCTACAAATCGATCAAGTACGCCGGGATAAAGAATAATGTCATCGTTAGCGACAACAACTGCGTCAAAACCGTCGCGTGCTGCTTCTTTGATAAAATGATTCCATCCATTAGCAACTCCCAAGTTGTTTAAAGACACAGAGACTTTACATTCCGAGAACCTGTTCATCTGTGTAATCAACTCGGGAACATCGAAGGGATCGGCAATCTCCGCGTTGTTGTACGTCAGTGCACCTACCTCACTAATGTGAATGTGCACGCCGTCAATTAGTGACGGATCCAGACTGGGTAAGTGTTGGTCCACTACCCATTCAAACTGATTAAGAGTAAGTATGCAGTACCGTATCTTCACTCAATCCCTCCATGTTGCAATACCGTCCGAATTTATGTACATCCACTGTGACCAACACTTCTGCGATGCCTTCCAATGCTTCCACCCTTTACCGTCGTTCCAGACAGATCTGAACATTTCATACTGAATATGCTCAGGGGCCGATCCGGCAGACCTGTATTCCCAGATCACATCTTCCCATTGCTCACCGAACGCTTTTTTCAGCATCCACGGTTTTTCCAAATTCCACATCCAGTAGGAGTTGAATTGAAACGCACCGGTGTCGACTGTGCCGTTGTCGTTAAAGTTTGAAGCTCTCCACGACACGCTGCCCAGAGTTTTTGTGTTTCCTGACTCGCAGGCGGCTATCGCGGCCGCCTGCGGGGTTACCTCAATTGTTGAGCATTCCATGCTGCAGGCCAGTGTAATTATTGTTAGTAGTTTAAGCACCATTATCCTTGTCCTTCCTGGGCCGCCCTCGCTTTTTTGCTTTTGGTGCTTTTGCTTCTTCCTCAGATACTTCTTTTGCCAGAGAACCATCCGCATTATACAGAGTCGCTGATGGGGAGAAAGTCCTCATCACACACTGTGTTCCATCTCGCTTCGTCACCAACCACGCTTTTGAGTAGTCCATGTCACCTCCTATTAACGGAGTATATCACAGCGGTAAAAGCAAAGCAACTAGCTATGCGGAACGTGCCTCAGATCACTTTGTCGTTGTCTGTCGTGTTTACGCGTCTTCTGAATCGTCGACTTGCTTAATGTCAATCTCCAGCGAAGCCGAAGTAGCCGGATTAAGCACATTTTTAACGTCGCGCTCATCAAGGGTGTCAATGTACATTGAAACCTCTTCCTTAATCAGTGAAAGAAGTGCCGCCTGCGGATTAACAATCTCCTCGGCATGCAGCATCTTAAATACACCTTGATACACAACCTGAGAAGTTGTAAAAATCACAGTGAGCGACGTAAGCAAGTTACCGAAGTCAAATGTACCGACTGCCAAAAGCTGAGCCATTGGTACAACCGCAGAAGCTGCAATTGAAAACAGAAAAGCCACCAAAAACTTAAACTGACTGGACCAGGATGTCTTCTTAAGCCGCGAAACAAACACAGGGATGACAATACCGATAAGAACTGTGTACAGGTTTTCCATTGATTGAGATTCCATAAAGATGTTCTCCTATAACCGAATAAAATATACTTAAGTGAAAATTGAACTAATTAACTCGTTCGCGAGTCAATAAGATTCTTAACTTTCATCTCCAAGTCTTGAATACGATCGAGCATTCGTAATTTTTCGTGCTCCATCTGCTGTATCTTCTGCTCAAGTTCCATTTGTTTTTGGCGCTCTTGCAGATTGTCGCTAAGTAGTTCTTCGTTCTTTTTCCGAAGAGACTCGTTATCATTTTCAAGCGACTCTATACGAGAGAGTAAGCTTTCTTGAAACTTTGTGTTTGCGTCCTGACTGCTTTTCTTAAAGCCAACCCAGGCGAGAAGCAGCGTTACAAGTGCGCTAACAATTGCAGGCATTGTGCTTTCTTCGCTCATACAGTTTCTCCTAATTCAATTAGAGATGCGTGTATGTATCCAGCCCAGTTAGCATTATACCACAAATTGTTGTTATTGTAACTTGCCCCTTCAGTTGGATTCTTGTCTACAACAACAACCGAGCCTTTCGGATAAACTCCAATAATATTGTTACCAAATTCTGCCCGGCTTCGTACATTGCAGTTAACAGTCAGTTTGGCTAATCGATATTCCTTGTTTAAGTTAGATGACCACTGCTTAAACTGTGCGTCTGTAAATCCGGAAGGATCAATTTTTCTACCGGCCGGGCGAGCAATAAATCGATGTGTCACCATCTCGAGATTGGAATAAACGCGTGCTAAACGTGTTAACCCCGCGTACATAAACCCGTTCCAACTAATTTCTTTAGGAGTAAAATGCACTTCCACACCTATTGAACTAAAATTACTGTATGCGTCCTTACTAACCTCACCTGCATGCCATGCTACATAGTTTTCTGGCGCCAGTATTTGATAAATGGTGCCGTCTTTTCCAACTAAGTAATGAGCAGACACGTTAGGGGATTTGACAAGAAAGGAAAGCTCAGCCAGGCTGCGTGAATTCGGTGCACCGTTCGTGGTGTGCACAACAAACGATTTGTAGGGATCATTGCTCTTCCGGAGGCTGTACCCTTGTCCCGGGGACATTACCAGGTTCTTCTGGTGTTCCGGGTTCTTGTTGATTTGTGTCATCAGCTTGTACCTCAAAACTTATTTTTTGCTGCTCTTCCTCGTAAGTCGTCCCGTAAAGTTGGGAGATTGTATCCTTGCTAATAGCGCCAATCTGCTGAGCTTGAATAGCAAATTGGGTTAGAGCGGTCATGTCCTGAAATTGAATTGGACTGAAGTAAGGTTTGGGCCAGGTTGCCATGTTATTTCTTTCGGCAAGATCTTCGTAGAACCACTCAATCCAACTCAGAATGCGTTCGCGAACTTCCGTAAGTGTTGACATCGGACCTAAGGTAGCTATTCGGCTATCTGAAGAGTTACTACGCAGAGATTCGCCGACTGTAAGAATACGGGGAAAACCCATAGCGAGAAAAATGTCTGCGTTTGGTTCCGCATACTTAGATTCATTAAGCAACGCGTCAAGTGGCGGTAGCACCCATTGGATATCTACCGTGTGATTGGTAAATAAATTAAAAACTCGATCTCCCGATGCCGATGCCTGCGCGATTGCCTTTTGAGTGGCCTCGATGTCATCGTCGGTAGCCGGATACTCGTCGCTGCCTATCTTAACCTGCCGCAGAAGCTCAATAGATCTGGAGACAATCGTGCGGTCCATTATTTTCAAGTATTCTTTGTGCTGCATGGCCGAAAGCGCATTTTGAAGATAAGGTACTGGATAGTCTGTGTACGAAGTCAAATCTCCGTAAATAGCTCTACTATCGGTAAGCGGGAATATACGCTGGCCGTTCTGCACAGCGCGTACATATTCAGGTGATTGTCGAAGTAACTCTTTGTATGCTTCCGTGTCGTCTGTACCGTCTAAGCGCTTTCCCTTATGCTGGATAAAGGTAGCTTCCTCTTCAGGTATTTGTAAGTAAATCCCACGTTGCATACCGGTTGGCCGCTTACGCAGTTTAATATTTGCTACGTTCCGCACCCACATCTCGTCCGGTACTTCTACTCTTTTTCGACCGAGTGCTGGATTAAGTTTATTCATCATAATTGTTTTGTAAGTAATCCCTGGGACAACTAAACCGTGTACAAAATACTCAGTCGCCATTAGCTTCAGAAAAGGTTGTATTTTTTCGGCTACTGCATCAAAAAATAGGGCGTTAACGTCATCACTTGTTTTCTTATTTCGAAGTTTAGTGACGCCTAGATTGACTAGTCGGTTAATAACCGTACGTGCGATTGTGTCTCGCTCATAAAAGTACCGACAAAAAACAATCATTTCGTGATACGTATACCGCTTCGTATTATCGAACGGTTGATTAAGTGGATCGTAGTAACCTACTACATTTAAATTGTAAGTAAAAATTGGATTTGGCGAAAAACCCGCCACGGCTTTACTTGAAAAGGATTTATTCATAATCACCTCACTGTGTGATAGGCTGCTGATCGTGCCAATGTGTTGCTTTTAGGAGCAACCACCGGAAGACGAAGTGCGCCAATAAAACAAAGATAGCTTGCGTAGATGTGGTCATCATTACTCTCACCGTGTCCGCGTGGGGATACGACGTAGTAGTGCATGTGTCCTGAAGCTCTGCGTTGTCGAGCTACGCGCTCTAACTGTGAAATACCCTCAGCGTCTACCTCGGAAAATACAAGATTCCCGTTGGTAATTTGACGAATTAACTCAGTGGTTGCCCAAGCTTTAAACGACTCAGTTATTTCCTGTTCGTCGGAGATAGAGCCTACGCCCACCTTTTCGTTGAACTGAATTGCTTCTATTCTGGCTGCGTAATTACTTGAGGCGAATTCGGGACGAGTTTTAAGACTCTGTACAATTCCTGCCCCTCCGCCGCCAGCTCCTACGTCGATGGCGATTCTGCTTGCGTTGTACCCGCGCGCGAGGTAGTCTATAATTTTTTCTTGTTCCGGATAGTCAATACGCTGTATTCTGTAACGAACCAGCGAATGCCAAACATTATCAATCAATCCAATTACTTGTATAATTGTCGGATCGCTAAAGCCGGTGTCTATTGCGAAAATAACGCTGTCGCACTTGGGTATCTTGACGACTGGCAAAGCCTCTTGATATGTTCTACCTTTATCTTTTTCGTTGGAACTGTATCGATACGTGTAGAAATCAAACGGCAGTATTTTCATTTGATCACGAGAAATAACCTGGAACGAGGGAGATCCGTGCTTACCCAGAATTAACTGCTGAAAGATATCTGCAGATTCACCACCGTATTTAGACAAAGCATCGTCCCAGTCCTCTTTTGTAAAGTAAGGGTTATTTGGTGCGGGAATACGGTACTTCTTAAACTTTGGTGTTTTTACGTCTAAGACATACAAAGCCGTATTTCTCATTCCGTTAGGAACACCGAAGTATCGTTCTTCCACTTTCGGTTCCCAGGTATTTAGCGTTGGCTGCATTTGATCAAATGCAGGCATGGGAAACAGCTGAAACTCGTCTCCCATAATTTTGGGAATGTGAAGACCAACCAAGTTATTTTCACCGCGACTGCCTGCAATACGCGCATTTAACCGATGTCTTCGAGTACCCATTTGAAAGTCTAACGTACCTTTAGATCGGTTTACGTTATTGTTCAAAAAGTCCTTAAGCAGCGGGGAAATTGTAAACTTTAAAATAACTTTGTCTAGAATAGGATTCAATTGGTTGCTGTTAGGCGTAACCATAAGCTGTTCTGGAGTTTTTGGAAACTCGATTGCAGAGTTTAGAACCTGATAAGTTATTAGATCTTCTAAAATTACAGAATTGTGCACAACAACATTCTCACTGATGTATGTTTCGTCGTGGTAAACATGAACAGAGTATGTCAGCTGCATTCCGTGGCGCTGCTTACTACTAATGGGCTCCCAACAGTACCAGTCACTCGATACCAAAGCGGGATCCTTTATGGATGCCGAAACTCCGGGAACTTTGAACTGGTTCCAAAAAACGTGAGCGGCGTTTTTGTCGTACGATTCAACAATCCATTGTGAGTCGTCTATGTCAAATATGTGATGCTCGTCTGCGTGATCAGCAACCTTGTACGATCGCGTTTTTACGCCGAAGTAAAGCAGAAGTTCTTGCCAGTCCTGCACGTATTTCCAGTTGTGCAGTTTAATAGCCACGCGATCGAGAGTCAGCTCACCGTGCTGAGCGTAAGCAGCCTCGAGAAACGTTTTTATGTTTTCAGTGCGCTGCGTCTTTAGCCAGTCAAGTTTAAAAACTCGTCTATAGTCTTTGCCGTAAGCCCCAAGTTCAATCTTGAGCTGATTCAGATAGTGACGGACTCCGCCAGCCTTCATGCGCTCTATATAAACGCGACCTTCGCTGTCTTTACGATAGTTGAGGTACAGTGAGTTTGCTATCTCTTTAATCTCGGCATCTATTCTCTTGTAACGAGGGACAATGCCTCCTGCGGGCTTGAAGTAAATACTACCTGCTGCTAAATAACCAAGTATGCGAAGTTCCGCCCAACTCAGTGTGTTACTGACGCAGTGATCAGTTGGCAATTTATTCATAACCGCAACTAAATCACCGACTTGAAGATCCGCCATTAAGATAAATCCTTTTGGAGTCATTACAGGATGAACGTCCGTTGCCTTAAGCATATGTCCTGATTTAGTAGTAATTGAGTAGCACTTCTTCCACCTGTCTTTACGCACAAAAGCACGCCGTTGTGTAAAATCACCGTTCACGGAATAACCATAGGTAACAAAAGATGGCTTCTTAAGAAGATCCGTAATTGTTTTATACCCCTCGTTTGTAAAAACCTTAGCGGAGGCTGGTTGGCATTTTCCGATTGCTCGGCCACCAGTGATTACTACGTGTCGTGTCTGGTCGGTCAAGATTTCTTTTTGATAAGGGCGAAAAGTGAATTCCTCGGAAGGCCAGTTTGAACGGTTCATATCGCCGTTATTTGTAGAGCGAAGGAATTCGTTCAACCACACAGGATCCTCCAAAACCTCAATTAACGCCAACTCTGCGTCGTCAATCTTCGCTTTCAGCATTTAAATTTTCCTCCTGGTCCTCGTCTTCAAGAACAATGTCATCTTCTATGTCCGAGCTGCTCGATCCAGAAGATTTAGCACTTTTAACTGAGTACTTATGTTTCTTTCTCCAGCCCGAATCTTTAATGTCAAAAAAGATGTCTTTTTCCTCACGTTCTGCACTTACCGACTTGTTACACTGATTGCAGTTTACTTTTAGAGCAAACGCGCTGTGATCGTGCATAATTGAAAAACGAGCCAGCAAGATCTTACAGTTAGGGCAATACATACGAACAAGACGTTTCTCTAAAAACTCCTGTGCTGTTTGCTTAAGATGGACAATGTATTCAGCGACTGATTCTGAAGAGTTCTGGTTTCTTGTTTTGCGGTCCAGAGCTAGTGCGCGTTCTAATTGAAGATTACGCTCAATAATGTCCTTAAGGGAAGAGCTGAGTCGCTGAATCATATCGATGTTGTCAACAGGATCATCCTGCGTAAGTTCTTGAAGTTTGGCCTGAACGCTTTCAACAATAATTTGATTGTTAATAAGCATCTCCAAATTAGCTTTGTCATTTGGAGATGAAAGCGTAGCAAGGTCATACTTGTCGGAATAATCCTTCAAAATCTCATCAAACCTTCGATTTCTTGCCATTCTTCCTCCAATTTGCGAGAGATAGTCCGCTAAAGTGCAGACTATCTCTCATCAATGTATCTAATAATTTGTCAGCGTATGGGGCATGCGCCGCCTTCACAGTCGGTACCTAGATCGTCGTCTACCTCTACGTTCTCGTGTTTTTCGAGAAGTTCAATAATAGATTTCCCTGTCACGCCCGAGACTTCTGCAAGCCGCCGCTGATACTCTTCCTCGTCAATCGCTTGATAAGGCATAAGTGGGTAAGCAGTTGTAAACTTCGGAAGGAATGAAACGCCAATATAATTCTCCCACTTGCGGAGCAGCAACTCAATAATGTCGTCAACCTCTTCAGGGCTGAACGTCACCGTAATCGACGTGTTGTGGTCCGTCCAGTATTTTTGCAAAATAAAGTATCGGTTAAGTTGCTCGACAGCACTTTCCTCCGCAGACGCCTTCTTTGCTGACGTTTTAATTGGGAATTCGACAACCCAAGTCAGCGCATTCTTGAGTGTCTCTTCTTTGTCTGCGTCGCTCATAGATGCAAAAACTTCAGGCATGCATGAGGTGGCTTCTGGGAAGATCGGATACCCTGACTCGCGCATAGCCTGAGCCAGCGGGTCTTTCGACGAGATACGCACGCGTCGGACGTACAGGGGGGCGTAGGAGGCGTGTGCACCGCTCGATACCGTAGGAAGCTGTGCAATTGTACCAGACGGCTTTACAGTGGTTACCAGAAGTGGGGCTGGGATACGAAGTTCGGCAGAGTATCCTAAAGCTGTTTCTTGAGCAACTGAACCGATAATTGCCAAGACATCGCGCAATGTGTAAAACCGCAAACGTGGACGGCCTCCACCATCTCGGTCGATAACGCGAATAGCGTTCAAGTCTTCTTCAGTAGTTGAGACACCAAGGGCGTCAAACGCCTCAACATAACCGGTTAAACTAACTCCTGTTAATCGATCTCGTTGCTGCACTTTATTCCAGTGAGGCAGCTCAAGCTCAAGTGTAGCCATGCGGACTCCAAGGCGCGTAGCTTGAACGACTGCTCCTTCGAGCTCAATCATATCAAGATACCCGCCGTACTCGTCATTCTTGACGAAGTTGCGAACGTTGATCTCGCTTAAATTACAAACACCGTTGTCGGCCAAAAGAATTTCAGCGCAAGGATTTGTACCAGCGTACCAAGGACGGCGTTTTGAAGCAGCTTCGGCATTAATGAAACCCGGCTCACCATTGTTCAAGATGCGGCTGAAAAGCTGTGTAAGCTGCTCTTTGGTTGGTTTCTCAGTGAAGTAAACAGAATTGTTACTCATTGAGCGAAACCGCTTGTCTTCTTTGGCGGGATCGGACCAGAGGTCGACTTTTGCATCGAGAACAGCAGTATCATTAATGTCAAACAGCGTAATTTCGGAAGACCGTCGAACACCGCCGACAACAACTGCCTCGCCAATTAAATTCATTACATCCATAGCCTGCAGCGTCGAAAGGCGGTCAGTGCCCTCGTTAAGCACTTTGACAATCTTCTCATACATATCCCGCAATGCTACATGACCGCTAGCGCGACCGCCAAAAGTCTTAAGTTGCTCGCCAGCAGGACGAACGCTGTCGTAATCGACAACAATCTTTTTGTAACCCTTAAAGAAAGCTTCAAACAAGGCTTCTAAGCCCCACACCCAGCCTTCCTTGCTGTCACCTACCGAAAGATACATTACGTCGCTGTCAATGGCGTAGCGTGAGTTCTCTTCACGATCTGCTTTGCGTTTAGCGGTGTATTCTTTATGCTCAATAGCCACACCAGTAATAATTGGCGGAAACTGAACTACATCTTGAGGAAGTACACGAAAACCTACGCCTGTTCCCAGCATCATTAAGTAAAACGCGTCAAGAAAAGCTTGCACGTCGTCTACAATCATAAACGAGCAGTTAAAATTTGACAGCGGGTATTTTTTAGCGGCTTCAGTTCCGCCAGTCCACAAAGTGCGGCCGGCCGGGAATACTGAAAGATTGTACATTGATTCAAAAAGTTTGCGCGCTTCTGCTTCCTGCTTTACTCGATCAGTTATAGTATCCAAGCCCATGCTGTACTCGACAACACGAGTAACAGTCTCTTTCCAAGTTTCTCTGCGTTTTTTGTTTGGCAGGTAGCGGCTATAAGTACGCAGGTAGACAAATTGACCGAGCAAGCTCGGCCATTGTGGATTGTCTTCAAATTTGTTTAGGAACGATTTGCTAAGTAACATCACTTACTCCTATATTCTCATAATAATGAACGGTCGGGTCTGTAAACGCAAAGTCAGTCATAACACTCTTAACTGACTTCATATTATCGAGATAAGCTACGTAACTAACCATATTGTTACGTAGCTTATTCATAAACAACTGAGGGTCTTCTCCGTTAAACGGGATGCTCACAACATAGGACTCAAGTCGATCGTCTTTGTTAGATGACACTACAAACCTAACAGAAAAAATTCCCTCTGACTCAGCCCAGTCAACAATGCGGAACCTCATCGATTATCGCCATCACCTTGGATAACTCCGCGATCTACACGGGATGTTAGTTTTGCGACATTGTAGTGCGCCAATGCCTCAAGACTCAATCCAAGATCATCTAGGCAGCAGGTGACGTACCAAAGTACATCGGAAAGTTCGTCAAATAATTTTCCAGCCTGCTCTTCAGAAATTTCTCCGTTGTTATCGCGGAGAATCTTCTTTAACTTACCAGCAACTTCACCTGCCTCAGAAGCAAGACCAAGAACTGGGTATAACAATCGATAGTTTTCGGAATACCGCTTAGTAGACACCACAAACTCTTGATACTCAGACCAAGTCAATTCCTTTTCCATCTACCCCTCCTAGATAATATTAAACACATGAACAATATATCATATTTTTCTTCAAAATACAAAAACATATTAGACTTAATATCTAATATGTAAACATATGTTATATGCGATTCTTTTTTTTTCTTCTGTAGGGATTATAACAATCCTGTCAACTCCTTTGTATTAGAATTCCGTTAGAGACTAAGAAAGCAGAGACATCTTGTTTTCGTGGTAAGATACTAACGGGGTAATTATACCCAAATTTACTTGTCAGGTGATTTTATGAGGTATGTTCGTTGTTTATTCTGTGATGATCGGAGAAAGAGTGGAGATTTTCTCTGTTTGAGTTGCCGCTCTTTATATGGGCCTTACTCTTCGTCAGAATGGTTTTTAGAATTAGTTGCAATGGAGCGCCGTCAACGGCGTATAACAAAAATTGAATCAACAAATTATGAAGTTGATTATTTATCGAAAGAGCCTGAAAGATTTTGGGGATCTTCCAGACCAAGAGGCAGACCCAAAACTACAGACATAATTGAATCTTTTATTAAAAGCATTTACGAGAAAAATTTATCTGTGCGGAAACTGACTAAAATTTGTAATATGACGGGGTTAACAGTCTCAAGAGAGAGCGTCCGAATGATCATTAACAAAATAAAACTGACAGAAAAATAAGTATACTGTTAGAGGATACTTTTGGAGGGTTACATGCCTATTAATATTCCGTCAACAACACCGACTACATTGGGTACAGTTGAAATACTGAACGACGAAGCAACAACGCATTATCAGCAGTTTGTAATAACTAGTCCCAGCGGTGTTTCTTTAGGGAGTGAGGAATATCCTATTCCCGTATCAATGAACTTAACTGGTTCATTCACACAAGCGTTTAACGCTAACGACACTCTATTCCCGAGTGCGGGTACTTTTTATAGCGAGACGCTCAACAATTCAAATGCTGAGTTAGTTGACAACGAGATTTCTGTTCTTAGAGTAACTGCTAAGGGTGGGTTGAAAACTGCCGGAGACGGCAGAGTTAACGAACTGATCTCGACAATTGCAGATGGGTACGACGACATTTTTGTATGTCTTGACTCTTTTTCACCTGAATCGTTAGAGGTTATTGACCCTTACGGAACATTCTTTGACACTTCGTATATGAACGGTCGATTTATTTATGTGCCGATGATACGTTCTGGCTGGAGAAAGCTATCGTTCTCTATTAAGTCAGCATCCGCGGGTGTAGTTACCGTTTTTGCCGATTTGGGCTCGCTCACAGCCGATATGAGTGTTCTTAGTAAGTCTTTAAGCCCTAATGTGCGTTACGGCTTTATTCCCGAATCTGTACCAGCGACAGGAATTATTACCAGCATTCCGCTGTTAGCGAGTGCGGTAAACGGGATTATTATTTCTTTCAGTCCTTCAGAAACTGCTGCAGGAACATTTGAAGTTCACTTAGTGAGAGGTACGTAAATGGAAGAAACAGCAGAATACCTTTCTCCGCGACAAGAGGATCTTGTTGAGGAGCTAATTCAAATAACTGACGAATACGGAAAATTTGGATGGGGTACAGATAGCGAGGGATCGCATTATACTCCGGCAGAAAGTAACCCATTTAAAGCCGAGGGCCTTGTGTGTTTCAATTGTGCCTTCTTTGCAAAAGACAGCAATAGCTGTGCGGTTGTAGAAGGAGTTATCGAACCTGACGCAATCTGTAAGTTCTGGGTTATTGAAAACGAAGATTTAAACATTCCCGATTTTATACCGGTTCCCGACTCAAATAATAAAGAAGAGGAAGATCCGAGTGAATCCTACTCTGCTGGCCGCTATGCTAATATTAACTTTTCTCATCCTGCTGGTGTACGCTCAGCCGCAAAACGTGGCCTAGCTCTACACGAGAAAGGGTTGAGCGGGAATGGTTTAGAGCCTGCAACAGTTGCGTGGGCACGGAAGTACGTGTCCGGTGACTCTGTAAGTCCTGAAAGAGCCCGCATGGGTAACAGGTTTTACGGTCGAAATGCTCGGTTCGCGAACGCACCTAAGGATTCCCCAGCTTGGGTTTCCTGGTTGCTTTGGGGTGGAGCATCTGGCAGAGGGTGGTTTGCTCGTCTTGTAAAACAAATGAACGCAGCTGACAAAAAAAGTTCGGCATCTGTGAAAGGTGGTTTACGCCTTGCGCGAAGCTCGGATATTAACCACCCATTCATAAAAGAAATCGAAGTTGTCCTGACAGACTTTGAACCCAACTCAAACAGTGAGGGTATTAGCAGATCTGAAATTGACAACGTAATTCGCACTTCTAAGCTTACTCCGATAAAGATTTCGGTATCGGAAAATGGCTACGGTGGTCATACAGGAGCACATCCTGTAGGAGCCATCACAGAGGCTTTTGTAGACACGTATCAAGGGCGTGACGTAATTATGGGACGGGCTTTCATTTGGAAGGATCAGTACCCAGCAGTATACGAACTGCTTAAATCGCGCGCAGATGATAGTGAGTTTATTGGAACCTCCTGGGAAGTGTACTACTCCTCCGCTGAGGAGATTGATGGTATTAGGTGGCTAAAAGACGTAGTCTTTGCAGGCACCTGTATCGTAGACAATCCCGCCTATGGAAATAGAACTCCGCTACTTTCAGTAGCAGAAGAGAAGGAAGAAATGGAAGAACTGAAAAAACAGATTGAAGAACTTACAGCCTCCTTGGCTGAGAAGGAGAAGGAAGCAAATGACTTACGGACCAAAATCCAAGCCTTCGAAGAAGCCGAGCAGCATGCCAAAGCCGAAGCCCGGAAAAACGAAGTAATTGCCGAGCTTTCATCGGTGTTTAGTCAGAGTGAGATTGAGCAGAAACTGGAATTCTACTTGTCTTTGACTGACGACGTGTTGAGTAAGATTATCGGGGATCTTCGTAAAGCAGCTCCTGTGAAATCAAATTCAAGCGTTAAGGAACCTATTTCAATTCCAGAACCCCAGAGCTCTGGAACTGAATCAGTCAGTGCCAAAGCTTTGGCAGACTTTCTAAAGAAGGGTAACAAGGCCTAGCCTTTTTCTTCTTTGTAAGACGAATAGACCGAAGACTAC